ATTTATTGACATTGCCAATTATGGAATAATCGGTCTTTTAGTAGGTCGCGATAAATGGAAAAAATAGTTTGGCAAGAAAAATACCTAAAATAGTAAAGGATATTATTAACAATCCACCCAAGGCAATTAATTTTGCATATCAAAAGAATATATCATATTCCCAGATGTCAATATTTAGGGGCTGTCAGTATAGGTGGAAGTTACAATATAAAGATAAGATAAAGAGATTTACCTCATCTATACATACTGTTTTTGGTACTGCTGTACATGAAGTAATGCAACATTATTTAGATGTAATGTATGAAAAATCAGCGGCCTTTGCTGATAGAGACATAAACATAGAAGAACTATTTCAAGAAAAGTATATATCTGAGTATCAAAAACAATATAAAGCAAATAAAAACCAACATTTCTCCGATGCGGTTGAAATGAGAGAATTTTTCGAAGATGGTGTTGCCATATTAGAATGGTTTAAGAAAAAACGTAGTAGATATTTTAGTAAAAAAGGTACATATTTAGTTGGTTGTGAATTACCATTAATTATAGCACCAAATAAAATGTTAAATAACGTGTTATATATGGGGTATCTAGATGTTGTAACATACCATGAAGCAACAGATACCTTCAAGATAATCGACATAAAAACCAGCACTAAAGGGTGGAGTGACTATGCTAAAAAAGATGAAGATAAACAATATCAATTGTTATTATATAAACAATATTTCTCTGAACAATATGGTATACCCTTAGATAAAATTGAAATTGAATTTTTTATACTTAAAAGAAAAGTATTAGACGCAGATGATGAAAATCTAATGTCACCTTATCAATCATATAGAGTACAACAGTTTACTCCTCCAAGCGGAAAAATAAAATTAGGTAGAGCAAAAACGGCCATTAATGATTTCATAAATGAATGTTTTAATTCTAGTGGAAAAATTAAAGAATCCATATATCCTAAATCCCCATCTAAATGGAATTGTAATTTTTGCCCTTACTCAACCGATACAGAATTATGTGGAGCAGGAGCGCATTTTAAATAATATTGATATACGTATAACAATAAATAAACGTTTTAATAAATAAAGACTATGAGTAACAAACAAAAAATGACACTAACTAGTGTTAAAGTCCAAAGTGATTTATTCGAAAATTTCAAGATTGAATGTGTTAAACGTAAATTTTCATTCCAAAAACTTGCCGATCGTGCTCTGTTTTTGTATCTTACAGATGAAGATTTCCGTAAACAAATAACTAATCAAGTAAATATCGAATTATAATCCTATGAATAAAGACTTTAAGTACATCCCTAAGGATGAAAGGAAAAAAATACTACTAATATGTGATGATATTAGAGTACACTCAGGAGTTGCAACCGTTGCTAAGGAAATAGTAGTGGGTACTGCTCAACATTTTAATTGGGTACAAATGGGTGGGGCAATTAAACACCCGGAGGCAGGAAAAAGATTAGATTTGTCTTCAAGTTCTGATTCTGAAAATGGGTTAAAAGATTCTAACGTTTTATTATACCCATGTGATGGTTATGGCAATCCCGCATTGTTAAGAGAAATTATTAACATAGAAAAACCAGATGCAATACTTTTATTCACAGATCCAAGATATTTTACTTATATCTTTAACATGGAACAAGAGTTAAGAAAAACAATTCCAATTACATATTTAAATATTTGGGATGATTATCCTGCTCCAATGTATAATAAACCATATTATGAAGCTTGTGATTTGTTAATGGGGATTTCAAAACAAACCGTTAATATTAATAAGTTAGTATTAAAAGGTGCTGAGAAAAATAAAATATTTAAATATATACCTCATGGTAAGGATGAAAGTAAATACTTCCCAATAACTGGGGTTCTAGCTAAAGATAAAGAGTATTTAGACTTTAAAAAGGGTTTATTTAATGGTGATGTTCCTGAATTCGTAGTATATTTTAATTCAAGAAACATTAGAAGAAAACAAATACCCGATACTATATTAGCGTTTAGAGCATTTTTAGATACTTTACCTAAAGAAAAAGCAAAGAAATGTTACTTAGTGATTAAATCAGAAATGGTTACAGACCCAGGTACAGACTTAAATAAAGTTAGAGAGTATTTCTTAGGTGAAGATTATATGAAAAATTGTATCATTTTAGAAAACAGATTTTCAGAACAACAATTAAATTTTCTCTATAACATTGCAGATGTTCAAATTCTACTAACTTCAAATGAAGGGTGGGGGTTAACGGTTACAGAAGCAATATTATCCGGTACTCCAATAATTGCCAACACTACAGGTGGTATGCAAGATCAAATGAGATTTGTTGATAATGAAGGTAAATGGTTTGTACCAAGTGCTGATGTCCCTTCTAACCATAGAGGTACGTACAAAGAACACGGTGAGTGGGCTTTCCCAGTATATCCTGCTTCACGTTCAGTACAAGGATCACCTCAAACACCTTATATATTTGATGATAGATGTAGATGGGAAGATGCAGCAGATAGAATAAAGGAAGTATATGAGTTGACTCCTGAAGATAGAAAAGCTAGAGGGTTAAAAGGTAGAGAATGGGCTATAAGTGATGAAGCTGGTTTTACATCAGATCACCAATCAGTAAAAGTAATAGAAGCATTTGATGAGTTATTTGAAACCTGGGAGCCTAGAGAAGAATATGAATTAATAAATGCAAACGAACACAAAGGAAATTTCTTAAACCATAAAATACTATACTAATGAGCAAACCAAGATTTGTAATATCATCACCTTTTGACACTTATAGTGGATATGGAGCACGCGCTCGTGATGTTATTAAAGCAATTATAAAAAGTGATAAATACCAAGTAGAATTACTATCTCAAAGATGGGGAGAAACTTCATGGGGTTTTTGTAAAGCACACCCTGAATGGAGGTTTCTATTAAATTATTTAGCTAAACGAGAATGGAACCAATCTCAACCAGATATGTGGATGCAAATAACAATCCCTAATGAATTTCAAGCTGTAGGTAAATTTAATATAGGTTTAACTGCCGGTATTGAATCTGATACCACCAAAGCGGAATGGATCGAAGGATTAAATAGAATGGATGTGAATTGGGTATCTTCAGAACATGCTAAAACAGTATTTACCAATGCGAAGTTTGATAAAATGGATAGCAAAACCAAACAGAAAATTGGAGAGGTTTCATTACATAAACCAATTGAAGTAGTATTTGAAGGTGTTAATCTTGATATTTACAAACCTTTAGGTAAATCTCTTCCTAAAGAAGGTATTGATTTATCCGGTATTAAAGAATCATTTTGTTACTTATTTGTAGGTCACTGGATGAATGGAGCATTGGGACATGATAGAAAAAATGTTGGTGTTTTAATTAAAGAATTTTATGAGACATTTAAAAACCATAAAGGATCTAAACCTGCTCTTATTTTAAAGTGTTCTGTAGGAACATCTTCATATATTAGTAGAGAAGCAATTTTAGATAGAATAAGTAAAATTAAACGTTCGGTTAATTCAACTGACCTACCTAATGTTTACCTTTTAAATGGGGAATTTAGTGATGAAGGGATTAACGAATTATATCAACATCCTAAAGTAAAAGCTATGGTTACAACAACCAAAGGAGAAGGATTTGGTAGACCATTATTAGAATTTTCCACAACTGGAAAACCTATTATAGCTTCAGGTTGGTCTGGACATATTGATTTCTTAAATCCATCATTTACAACTTTACTACCAGGTAATCTAGAAAATGTTCATGAAAGTGCTGCTAATGATTGGTTAGTTAAAGAGTCTAAATGGTTCCAAGTTAGTACTATACATTTAAAAAGATCATTAAAAGATTGTTTTAAAAAGTACAAACAATTTACTGAGAAAAGCAGACAACAAAAACAATACGTTAAGACTAATTTTAGTTGGGATGTCATGTATAAATTAATTACTACTAAATTAGATGAATCAACCCCTGTATTTTCAAAAAAAGTAGAATTAAATTTACCTAAATTAAATTTACCTAAACTAAATAAACTAAACTAATATGAAATTTGATGAATTAAAAGAATGCACAAGGTGTGGTTCCGATGCTTGTTATTATCAAGAGATAAATAAAGATATTAGCATAGAAATGTGTTATGGTTGTGGTTTTCAACATAATTCAATAATGAAACAGGGCACAGATTTCTTTAAAGAACAAATGGAATTACTCCCAGATCTATATAAGGTATTAATAGATGAAGAGGAAGAAAGTGGTAAAATATGGATACCTAGTACTGTTAATATTGAAGATAAGGGAATGGTTTTTGCCCAAGGTAAAAGTAGAGACAATTGGAAGTGGGGTGCAGTTAAAGTAATTAAAATACCCTCAGAAGATTCTGAAAAATATAAAGGTGCTGAATTTAGAGCTGATATGACTACCCTAAAAAGTTTTAATGAACGTGATTTCATGGAAGCCCTTTCGTATATTGAAGTAATACCAGAATAAAATATGAAAATAAGTTATGCAATAACAGTATGTAATGAGTTTCTTGAAATACAGAAACTTGTTCCATTTCTGTTAAAAAATAAAAGACCACAAGATGAAATAGTTATCTTATTTGACCAAAAGAATGGAGATACTGAATTGTTGAGTTATCTTTTAAAGTTTAATAAACTACCTAATGTACAAACATGGAGAGGATTAGATTTTAAAGGTCACTTTGCTAATTGGAAAAATAAGCTAACAGAATATTGTGAAGGAGATTACATCTTTCAAATAGATGCAGATGAATTACCAAATGAACTTTTAATTCAAAATCTACCAGTTATACTTGAATCAAACCCAGATAATGAGGTTTATTTAGTACCTAGAGTAAATACTGTAGAAGGGTTAACACCTGAACATATTCAAATGTGGGGGTGGAATGTAAATGATAAAGGATGGGTTAATTGGCCCGACTATCAATGGAGGATTTGGAAGAACAAACCAGGAATCAAATGGAAAAATA